GTATACATCGTCTGCAACACTTGGTGCAGCCACCACAGACTACACCACTTCTAACGAAGTTGTTGGTACAGGCTATACCGCAGGTGGTATCGCATTGACCAACATCGATCCTGCTACCAGTGGCACCACAGCCTTTATCGACTTCGCTGATGCTACATGGCCCAATGCCACCATCACAGCCGCTGGCGCTCTCATTTACAACACCACCACTGACGGTGGTTCCGGCACCACTGACGCTGTTGCTGTCATCTCTTTCGGTGGTGACAAGACATCGACCAACGGTGACTTTGTTGTGCAGTTCCCTACAGCAGACGCTTCCAACGCCATTATCCGTATCGCTTGATAGGCGGTACAAATGGCAACAACTGTACGCTCTGGCGCTATATACGGCATAGGCACCTATGGTGTCTCCCGTTATGGTATTAGCAATGTAACCTATACACCTGATGGTGTAGCTGGTGTTGCTACATCAGATAGTGGTGTAGTCATTACAGGTGACGCCAATCACGTTGTTGTCAGTTTAGTTAGCCCCGCCATTGTAGGCAGCGTAGGTATTGTTGGTGTAGCTGTCACAAACATAACAGGTGTTCAAGCCTCTGCTTTGTTGAATGACAATGTGTCGTTCAGTTTAGGGTGCAGATTCTCTGTTGATGGCGTTGCTGCTACGAGTGTTGTCGGTGATACAACAGTTGTTGCTAAAGCGACAACGCTTCTTTCTGGTGTCAGTGCTACAGGTTTCGTTGACTCGCTCATCATAGCTGCTGATGCCAACACAGACGTTACAGGTGTTGAAGCTTCCTTCTCCATTGGTGAAGTTGATGTTCGATCAATCAACCGCATTCCTGTAGACGGTATTGCTGCTACAGGCGCTGTTGGTGACATGGTTGTTGTCGCAGATGCCAACACTTTGTTGACTGGTATTGCTGCACAGGCGTTGTTAGGTGATGTAGTTGTTGCAGCTAGTAACGTATATGAACTCATTGGTGTAGATGCCACATCCGCATTGGGTGATGTTACCATTGCAGAGAATGCTCGACCAACGTTTGATGGGGTCTTTGCTGTTGGTGTTGTCGGCACTGTTGGTATAACTACTGTTGTCTTCAACTACAACGCCATTGCTGCTCTGTACGATAGACGTAGAACTGTCAGTGTTGACAGACGTAGCAGCAGTAGCGACAGAACAGTGGTTGTAGCGGCGCAAGACAGAACGGTATATGTTGATAGAGTGTCTACACCATCGACACGTTCTATACATGTGTCGAACGAAGACAGAAAAGTGTACACGTATAGAAAGCCTAGCTCGTCTGACCGATCAGCATTGGTGGCTTAAACAGGAATAGAGGAAGTATATGTCGTTTAAATGGCCCTCAAAGGACAAAGATGAAACACTAGACTACAGCGTTGACTGGTCTAGGTTTCTTAATGGTGCGACGATTAGTTCTATCACTTGGTATGTTGACAATGCTGACGGTGTTGCTACAGCTATCACTGCTGGCTCTACCGTCAACGGTATTCAGAACGTTGCACAAACTATCAGCAATGGTGTAGCCACGATCAATCTCGGCTTAGGTACTAACAACTACGACTACAAGTTTACATGCCGTATGGCTGACAGCACAGGTAATGTTGCTGAACGTGTTGTGCGTTTGAAGATTAAGGAACAATGATATGGCATACGACTACATTGGGTTGGTCAATGATGTGAACAGACGACTTAACGAAGTTGAACTGACTTCTGCAAACTTTGACACCGCCACTGGTTTTTATTCGCAAGTTAAAGACTCTGTCAATGCGGCGCTGCGTGATGTTTATGATGCTGGTCAAGACTGGCCTTTCAATCATGTGATTGCTGAAGATACGTTGTCGGTTGGTATCACTCGTTACGCTTTCCCGTCTGATGCATCCACCATTGACTTTGACACTTTCCGAATCAAAGCTGACAGCACATTGGGTAATGACACAGTGAAGCTGTCCATCATGCAGTATGAAGACTACCTTGAGAAAGCTGTAGATCAAGAATACTCAAACGATACATCAAAGCTCACTGTCCCTAAAAGCATTGTTCATGCTCCTAGCTTGGAGTGGTTGGTTGTTCCTGCTCCTGATCAAACCTATGAAGTGGTGTATGAATACTACAGGGTTCCTGTAGACCTTCTCAACGACACAGATGTTCCTGCTGTTCCTGAGCGTTTCAAGCATGTTCTGATTGATGGTGCTATGTATCACGCTTACATGTTTCGTAGCAATGAACAAGCTGCCAACTTAGCTAAGAATAAGTTTGAAGAAGGCATCAAGCGTATGCGTACTATGCTGGTCAATCGTGTCAGCTACATGCGCTCTACCGCCATCAACCAAACATCGTTCTCTGCATTCGGTGAAAGGGTTAAATAATGGCTGATGGATGGCAGACATATCCTTTTGAGTTTCGTGGAGGACTGATATCAAACCTGTCGCCTCTACAACACGGTACTCAGGCACCCGGCAGCGCACGACTGCTGAAGAACTTTGAGCCTTCAGTGGACGGTGGTTATCGCCGCATCGAAGGTTTTGATAAATACTCAAGCTCTTTCGTTCCAGCTTATGGTGAGCCGTTGGTTCAAGGTGGTAGCCAAACAGGGACAACATTGCTTGTCTCCAACTTGTTTGCTGCCCCTGTAGTTGGCGACACTTTCACCATTGCTGGTGTTACAGGCACCTACACAATCGCCACTGCTGGTGTTAGCTACAACAGCACATACAAACAAGCAACGCTTACACTGACAACATCGTTAGCGTCTAGCCCTGCCGACAAAGCAGCCATCACCTTTACCAGCCATACAGGACTCATTAAGGGTGTTGTTGCTTGGAACAGCACTGTGCTGGTCTACCGCAATGGTGACATCTATTCCACCACTGGCTCAGGCTACACCAAAATCAACAAGCCAGTGTATGGCACTGTGTTGGTCAATGGTGGTAGTCAGACAGGAACAACATTGGCTGTTGACGGGCTGACAAGTGTTCCACAGATTGGTGACACCTTCAGTATTACTGGTGTTGCTTTGGTGTATACAGTGTTGGCTGTACCAACTGTTACATCCACTGCGGCATCCATATCTATCTATCCAGCTTTAGCGTCTAGTCCAGCCAATAACGCTGCCATTACTTGGAAGTCTGTTAGTCGTGCTAACGGTGGCAAGCTTCGTGTGGCTAAATATCGCATAGCTGGTGTAGACAAGGTGATGGGTGTTGACGGCTACAACTTCCCTTTCACATGGGACGGTACAACCTTCACCGTGCTGTCGTCTGCTCCGTCTGATGTAGTTGGTGCTGAGTTTGTTGTCTATCACAAGAACCAAATGTTCTTTGCTAAAGGTGAAACCATCACCTTCACTGCTCCCTACACCGACTCAGACTTCTCTGCTGCTAATGGTTCTGGTGTCATCAATGTTGGTGGAGCAATCACAGCAATCATTGTGTTCCGTGAAAGCCTCATCATCTTCACCGATAAAACCATCAGTCAATTGACAGGCAACACTTTGCAAGACTTTGTGCTGCAACCAATCACACGCAACGTAGGCTGTGTCGCTTCTGACACTGTTGAGGAAATTGGCGGTGATGTCATCTTCCTTGGTCCTGAAGGACTTCGCCTGCTTAGCGCCACAGACCGTGTTGGTGACTTCAACTTGGGTGTAGTGTCTAAGCCTATTCAAGAAGAGATGACAAGCCTCATTGCTTCTAGCTCGTCTTTTGCAAGCTGTGTCATCAAGCAAAAAAGCCAATACCGTTTGTTGGGGTATAACAGCAGTGTGTCCACGTCAAGCGCTAAAGGTATCATGGGTACACAAACTGCTGGCAACGATACAGGCACTATGGCTTGGGCTGAGACAGTTGGTATCAAAGCCTATGTCTGTGATGGTGACTATGTCAATCAGACAGAGACGTTGGTGTTTGCTCACAATGATGGTTTTGTCTATCAGATGGAGAGTGGTAATAGCTTTGATGGCTCTAACATCATTGCTTCATTTGCTACACCTTTTGTTTATATCAACGATCCTCGTGTGCGTAAGACGTTCTACAAGATGGTGCTCTACACAGACCCACAAGGCGGTGTTACCACCTCTGTCAACTTGAAGCTTGACTTCGACAACGCAGGGTCTATTCAGCCTGCCACCATCAACTTGTCCAATGAGACAGGCACTGTAGGTTTCTATGGTAACAGTGGTGCTAAGTATGGCACTACAGTTTATGGCAGCAAGTTGTTGAAACAGTTTGAGACACAACTGATTGGTTCAGGTTTTAGTGTTTCGATTCAGTTTGTCTCTGATGGACAGAACCCACCGTTCTCTCTTGATGCTGCAACCATTGAATATAGTACACACGATAGACGCTAATGCGTTATAACTAACTAGGTAAGGAAAACATATGGCAGGCTATACCCGTACAGACACCACTAACAACATTGCTGATGGCAACATCATCAACGCCACCGACCTCGACAACGAGTTCGATGGTATTCAGGCAGCATTCAATAGCTCCACTGGTCACAACCATGACGGCACCACTGGTGAAGGCGCTCCCATTCTTGTGTTGGGTCCAACGCAGGACGTGGTGGTTGGTGCATCCACTGTCACACCAAAGACCACCAACACTGTTGACATCGGCTCTAGCTCGTTGAAGTTCAAAGACTTGTTCTTGGCTGGTAATGCTTCGATTGGTGGCACCTTGGCTGTCACTGGTGTGGCTACCCTGACAGCACAACCTATCTTGTCTTCGTTGACAGCCAGCCGCGCTGTGTTCACCGATGGTTCTAAAGGTCTGGTTAGTAATGCAATTACTGGCACAGGCAACGTTGTTATGTCGGCTTCACCAACACTCACTGGCACTATCGGTGGTGAGAACGCTACACTTTCCGGTACATTGGGTGTTACAGGTGTTGCTACATTTACAGCGCAACCTATTGTGTCTTCGTTGACAGCTTCTCGTGCTGTGTTCTCTGACGGCTCTAAAGGGCTTGTAAGCAACGCCATCACAGGCACGGGCAACGTTGTCATGTCTGCTGCACCAACTCTAACTGGCACCATCACGGCTGAAGCGCTTACACTGTCCGGTGCAACTACCCTCAACGGCGGCACAGCAAACGGCGTGGCCTACCTCAACGGCTCCAAAGTCCTGACCACTGGGTCTGCGCTGACGTTTGATGGGACGAGGCTGACATCGACAACAGGCAAGTTTGGCAGTGGCGCAGCGTCAAACAGTGCAAGCCTGATGGTCAACAACGTAACCAATACGGCAACAGGTATTCAGTTGTTTCAAGACGGCATTGAGTCTTGGATTATGGGTATGCCAGCCAACAGTGCAGGTCTTGCTTGGTCTGCTTCTGGGGCCGAACAAATGCGCCTGACCAGCACAGGTCTGGGTATTGGGACGAGTTCGCCGGGGTACAAGCTGGATGTGAGTGTTGGAACAAACACAATTGCACAGCAATGGCAGGGGGCGGGGACAAACTTCACCCTGCGCTTGAAATCTGGCACTGGGTCAACTCCGTCATCCTCAGTGTACCGCCTGTACATGGACTATCTGAATGGGTCAGCCACAAACGGGTACGTTGATTTTTATCGTGGCGGCGGCGGCGGTGACGGCTGGTTAGTTTTCGGTACGTCTGGCACAGACCGCATGACCCTCGACTCCTC